AGTCAACAGTTTCCTGAAGCGCCGTCTCAAGATCGAGTCCGTTTAATCTTTTTCTAAATTGTTTCCAGTTCAACAAACGTTGATTTGGGTCACGTAGCTTCCACATTGTCTATACTCATTATACTATGAGCAATGAGGATTTAATTATGCATGAAACTCAATTGAATAAGTGAGAGTGGCATCCCCTGTTGCACCTGTTGTATTATATGTAATTACTCCAGTTGTAGTATTGACTTCAAATTCTACATTTAGATCTGCTGTTGAAATAAAATCATCTTCAAAGTTATAAGCAGAGCCAGTGCCCACTGCTCTAAACTTTCCAATTTTCTTATTAGTTCCAACTGTGCATACATATTCTATTGTAATATGATTGTAATCATCAAGAAAATCAACCTCAGTAAACGTGCCAGTTGTATTCTGTGCAATCGTTTTAGTTAAGGTAGAGCTTGTTTTCTTTGCGCCACGGGATTCGATAAATGTTTGTGATGCGGCTGTTTCGCCATCAACACTTTCTGATGAATTGTTTTCTAATGTGTAGTTTGTAGTGTCTGCACTTAGTACTGTTCCTAACCAAACATTTTTAAACTTGGTTCCTGATACAACCAAGTTGTCAACAGTACTGAGTGTTTCAATACCATACCCATGATTTTCAAATTCACAATTAATAACTTTAATATTGTTTGCTTTAAATCCAGCGTTGTTTGTATTGTTCTGAACAAATATTGCTGAGTGAGTAGTTGCAGGATCGACTGTACTAGCGGCTGGTCCTAAGAATTTACAATTATCAAATAGGATCTTTTCACCACCAGCAATTAATACACAAGGACTAATTGCGGCACCTGCATGTTGTATTCCAATATTCCTAAAAGTATAATCTCTTCCACGTGTGGTAATAGTTCCAAGAGCATCACCAAATGAACTTGCAAGGTTTGAGTTATTGTCTACTAGTTGGAAAACTGTTGCAATAGTACTTGAAGTTTCTGTAAATATTAGTGTGCTATCAGCAGTGTCACCAACAATGTTAATAAATGGAGGAACGTTAATTGCGGCAGAGACTAGATACTTTCCACTTGGGAAATAAATTGTTCGTCTAGTACTAATACCAGGGTAGGTACTTGTATAACCAAAAGTATTAATTAATGCTCTTGTAATAGAAGCGGTATCATCTGTGACGCCGTCACCTTTTGCACCAAAGTCACGTACATTTACAAAGTCATCAAGTTTTTCTTGTAGACTTCGTGTAAATTCTGTATTGTTTGGTCCTGTGTTAGCAACGAATCCTGCAGGTAGTGCTTTAAAACTAAAAATATCTACAAGTGCAAGAATATCACTATGCTCAGTTAAAACCTCAGTACGACCAATAACGGGAGCACCTTCAGTTGCCGTTCCGTTGCCAATGAAAAGTCTACGTGTGTCTAAACTCCAACCCATTTCAGCACTAGCTAAACTAGGTAAGTTGTCATGCAATCCACGTCTGACTTGGATTCTTGAAATTTGTATAACAGCCATTTGTGTTCCTCAACAGTTCTCTTAATATAAACTATTTATGTTCTTTTATATTTCACCGTTGGAGATTTTTGTGTAATATTGCTCAAGACGCTTCCACCATTGGTTCTTCCAGTGTGTAAATTCGTCTCCTTCAACTAGGAACTGCTGATATTGTGGTTCTTTTGTTACTTGGCCTTGTTCATTTACTTCAGGTTTAACACACATCAATACAACACCACGATTAATTTCCGTTCCGTGTACTTCGTTGTGTGCCAATGCATATGCGGCCATTTGCAATTTATAATCTTCAATCCATTCTTCTTTCTTAGGCTTGTTAGTTTGTTTAAAATCCATAATTGCTGGAGTATTATTAAACATACCAACTAAGTCTGTTGTTCCTGCATATACACCAGGAAAATAAAGAGGAACCTCAGTACCCCATATTTCATCTACTTTTGACATACCTTCACGAACAATAACTTCAGCCATGCGATACGGTGGTTTATGAAATGGATTAGATGGCATATCTCTAAGTTTACCGTCAATACAATACTCTTCAAGGTATTTGTGCATTGAAGTTCCGCGGTTTGCGGCTTCAGTAACAATTTGTTGTGCTCGTTGTTCGCCCACACGTTTGCGCCATTGCATTAATGCTTTTTTCTTTTCTTCAGGTTTAGTGAGATCTAGTACTGTGGTAACACTAGGTGCTTTTGATCCGTCGGGCAGACAGTAATGGCGTTTGCCGTTAATGTTTTCTCTACCGCAATCAGTGTAATTATATTTTTGAATTATCAATGTTAAAACTTTCTCCGCAACCACAACGTCCAGACTCAAGTGAGCTTACAATATCAAACTTAGTTGTAAAGCCATCTGAACTAGTAATGTAATCTACCATAGTGCCATATAAGAATGGTTCACTACCTTCTGCGATTCGAATTTTAACATTCTTATCGGTATAATAAACTTCATCATCTTGTGGTGTATGTTCTTCTATGATATAACTGTAACCATTACAGCCACTTGGTTTTACTTTAACTAAGAGTGCTTTTACTCCTAGTTCTAGAATCTTCTCAGCGGCTTTATCGGAAACTGTAATCATAATGTATTATACCTTCTTTATATTTATTTGTCAAGTAAAATTATGGAAAAAGAAAGGGGGCAAATACCCCCTTTCTAAATTCACATAAATTAGTGAAAGATTTAGACGTCATCACCTTCGAAGTCATCTTCGTCTGTGCCTATGGCGTCAATAGTAGCATCATCGCCAGCTTCTTCCATTTCGACAACATCACCTGTTCCTGTAAAGTCCCAGTTAATTGTTGTACCAGTGTCAAGTGTAACTTTCTTAGCGGCAATCTTAGTAACTTGTCTTGCCGTACCACCATCATTGATAGTGATAGTCATTTCACCTGCGGCAATAGCCGCTGAAGCTTTATCAACCAATGAACAGACTTTAATTTCTGAACCATCAGTAACTTTAAAGCGTTTTGCTCCAACCTGTTTAATAATCCATCCAGCAACAGAACCTGTTCCGTTATGGAACTGAACTTTAATTTCATTTCCTGCTGGGGTTGGTGTTCCAAAGAACTTTTTATTTAGTGGTCTTCCCATTTGTTTTCTCCTATAATAGTAGTCCAATCCGGGTTCTAGCGGTACGGGGATGGAACCCCATAAACCATGTGCAAAAGATATTAGTCTTCTTTTTTCCACATAGTCCAAGCACCATAAGCAATAGCCGCATAAGCCGCCCATTTTGCAAATGGTCCAAGAAATAGCACAACTAGTCCGACTGCAATTAATGCGCCGCCGTCCCATGAAGTACGTTCCATTACTCTGTTTTTAATCCAATTAATCATTTTTTAAAGCCCTATTAGCCATTTGTTTCACAACTTTATCGGGGTTATCATCCTTAGTGCCATATGCTATAGCAGTCTCATTATCTACTTCTAGGTCACTAAAATCTTTGAGGAACACATACTTCACACCGTGCTCGTCGTCTTTGATATCTTTAATCAATCCTTTAACGGATCCATTAGTCTTAAAAGCGTTAGTTAAACTTTCTAGGTTAAATGTCGTTGCACCAGTATTGCGTACCATTTCAATCAAGCTATCAACACGAACTTTGGGTTGTAGCATCTTGTCTCGACTTCTATGACGCAAGAATTCAAGAGCTGTTACTAAATTAGTATGTCCTTGATCGTCAGCATCATCTTCTAATACGTCAGGATCTAGTGCTCTTGTATTAAATTCATTTAAACGCATTAGACTCTTTCTTCTCTACCGGCATCTTCTTCACCGCCAGCGGCGGCATCAGTTGCTTCAAAATCGTCTGCTGGGGCTTCTGCACTTGCATCTGCATCAGCGGCTGGTTCTTCAGCTGGTGCTTCGGGATCAACTGCTGGTTCTTCGGCTGGCATATCCATTGCGCCTGCAACTTCTTCACCTGCCAATGAACGAGCCGCACCATCCAACGTTTCACGCCCAGTACGTAATTGTTCTTCTAATCCTGCTAGTACTGGATCAACTGCTGTTTTAAATGCTTCTGCTTGTTCTGCACTTATCTGATCATGTATTGAATCAAGTAATGCTGGCATTTGTTCGTTTTGCATTCTGCCAATCTTTTCCATCATGTCTTGCACTGAATCAACCATATCTCTACCAGCTAGAACTGCTTCTGCTTGGGCTGTTTCGCTTTCAAGAACAACTTTTTCTTCCTTGTGTGGAATAACATTACCGTCTTCATCTTTTTGGTGATGTTCTTTTAACCAAGCAGTCAAACCTTCTTTAATCATAAAGCATTCTACATACTTAGGATTCTTGTGAGCGACATGAGTATTGTGGCTGTTATTAAACTTAGCTAGACTTGATGTTAGCCCCTCTATAATAGACTGTGCTTTTTCAACAGTGAGAGAGGAATAATCGATCTTCGCTCCAAAGCGAGATTCAATTACCTTATTAACTTTTTCTTTTGAGGTAGTTAAACCTATTTCTGATATTTTCATTTTTCGTTATCCCTAAGTTTTATGTATTTAGCCGACTTAATTGATTTTTCGAAGTTATTTTTAGCAAGTTCCAGTCTATACATACTATCATCTAGCCTATTTTCAAGTGCTTCTTGTTTAAAATAATCTTTCTTATTACATGCCGCCTTTATATTATGTTTATAAAACTGTATATCAGTGACATGCTTTTGTACTTGTAAAAAGGCTTGTTTATACTCGTCTGCTTCTTTGTCATATCCTTTTTCTGTCAATACAGCATACAATAATGCTTGGTTCTTGGTGTTGAATTCAAATGGCTTCTTCTTTTGTGATTTGCAAGTAACTACCCAACCAATTGGTTTTTCGTATACTGCTGACCTTCCTACTTTAAATCCATTCTTAACAGGGATAATATAGACATTATCCGGGTCGTCTAAAAGACGATCAGTTTCTTGTTTCTGCCATAACGCAACTTTAGATGCATTTAACTCAGCAAATATATCTAACTGCTTAAAGAGTTCGGATCTATTTGCGTTTTTTTGAATACTCGATAATTCCATTTGTGTTTTGCCTCATTAAGATATCTTTGTTGATTAACTGGTTTACAACAACCTGTTCGCGTTCATTAAAGTCGCGTTTACGTTTAGCACTACCGTTAAATTGTGCTAATACATCTGCCTCTTCGTTAGTGACAGGGACAGTGATATGATTAAGTAATTCTTCAATCTTCATAATATCAGTTCGACATTATCAAATTTACTGTGAGGCCGATACATGCTGTGAGTAGTACGGCAAATAGTGCGGTTCCAATCTTAATAAGTTGGCTATGGGCACCTATGGAATTCTTTGCTATGGCTTTTTTAATATCTTCGACGCCATCGTCGATTTTTTCAATACGTCTATCTAAATTGTCTAACTTGTCTTCTAGTGCGTCATATCGCTCGGCACAGAGTTCAACATGAGCTTCTAGGTTTGTTTTTTCAATGGATGTAGACGTTGCAGGCACTGGGCTCTCCTAAATTCTTCTAAATATAGCTTTTAACTACCGTTTAATATAGTGAGCCTAAGTGTGCCTAAGTGTGCCTT